ACAGAGTACTACACAGAACGAGAAATCCGAAAATTTAACAAAAATCCCTCGCGCGCCCGCGATAGATAGTATATATAATATAATACAAGATAATAATATTGTTGTTGTTGATGTTGATGCGTGTGTGCGTGAGCGTGCGTGCGAGAGCGCAGACTTGAGCGAAAAAGAGCGAGCCAAAGAAGATGCATTTGTTGGCGAACTGAAGCGCGCACCAATTTGGAAAGAGCAGATGTGCATGCGCCACAAGATTACACCATCTGAACTTGAAGCATGGATAGAAACATTCTCTCTTGACGCTGAATGCCGTGGGACACTTCACGACAATCTTACGCAAGTCAAACGGCACTTCAACGATTGGTTGCGCATTCAGATTAGAGAACAAAGAAAGATTAACAATGAAAACAATAGACCGAACACAAAAGATAGACGTCGAGGCTTTGAAGTCTCAGCTTGCGACCCTGCGGACTATACCACAACGTTTTAAACTACCATTATCAGAACAGCAAGCTTATGATGCTTTATTAGCTGCATACCAAACAGAGGTTGCCAACAGACAAGCAAGTTTTGTTAGCGACCCTATGCTTGAAAAAAATATTGCTGCTATGGCAAAAGCATTAACCCTAACCAATCCCAAATTCGGCATAATGCTATGCGGTACTTGTGGCAATGGTAAAACTACACTATTGCGCGCTTTCCAACTTCTTCTCAATTTCCTAAATGGAAAGGGATATTTTGAACAAAGTACTGGTATTCGTATCGTCGATGCTAAGGATATATCCGCGCTCATGAGAGAACCTCACACAAAGACAGTGCGAAACACTCCTATGCTTGCAATTGAGGATATGGGGCGTGAAGCAACAGAAGTTCTAGACTACGGCAATGTGCTAAGTCCTGTTGTTGATTTACTTGAATACAGATACAATGAGCAGTTGTTTACATTCATCACAACCAACCTAAACGCTAAGGATGTTCGGCAAAAGTACGGTGCGCGTATCGCCGACCGCTTCAACGAAATGCTTTGCGTTATTCCTTTTACGGCGTCTTCATTCAGGGGGAAAACACTCAACACCTGATTATTTTTGCTTGTGTTGCGTTAAAATATGTCCACCCTTGCAACTATCCATCAACATAATTTGAACTCAACAGAAGCGAAGCAAATAGCTAAAACGACATAAAATGAATTACATTCCTATCAAAAACAATAAAGACGATGTAAGAAACTCTATCTTTAGGATTACATCACCCAAAATAAACGCAGCTGCATTTGCAGAGGTTTCATCTATGTACTTCTTACTAGGTGGTATCGTTAATAACGTTGCTGGCTCCGCGCTGGCAGAGGCTAAATACCATCTTGCTAAGTCCCCCTTTTTCTGTCGAAAGGTTAAATACTACTCAAAGCGCGCTTTCCGTGCATTTGATGCATACGAATATCGACTAAAAGAAAGGCTGGGCGAACGATGGCAATTGTTCCTCGACAATACAGACGAACAGCAGAAACTTATCCACGATGATATTGAACGTCTTTATTGGGCATTTCGCGGTGAGCTTCTGAAAGATGGATGTGAACACGCCACACTTATAGCTCGCACCGAGGTTGCATATACCATGTTAGCCTTTTCAGAGCATTTTTTCAACGTCTACTTTGATACATCAAAAGAAAAAATCAGTGCTGACGTAAGAACCTTGTTTAATGCTTATCGCGTACAAGATGTAGCAAAACTTTGGTCGTCTACTTGTGACGAACTAAGAAAACAAATTGGAGTTACAAGTGATTTCCAAAACTCTAATCAATGCCGTTTAGCTTTATCGGTAATTGAAAATAAAATCATAAGCCCCGAACTTGTAAACAAGGCTGGTGCACAAGCATTGCGCGACAATCCAAAATTCCTAGACGATATAAGTAGTAAAGATAGAAAATTATTAGAAGAATATCTTTAAAACGTAAATATTTATAAACTAAAAATGCAAATAGTATGAAAGAAGTTAAAGTCATCAACTCAACATGGTTCGAGGTAAAGGTATCAGTTGATAGAACAGACGAAAACGGTGCAACACGCAAGGTGAAGGAGTTATATAGCGTTAATGCATTCTCTTTTACTGAAGCAGAAGCGCGCACAATGGCACATATTGGCGATTATGGAGGTGAGGTGGTAGAGGAGAAAATTGCATCCTACAAGTATGTGTTGTCCATACCTGACATGGATAACGAGAAGTGGTATAAGTGCAAGGTGGTGCTTATCACCATCAACGAGAACACAGGCAAGCCCAAGCGTACGTCCGTGTACTACCTAGTCAATGCCGACAGCACGGCAGGGGCTGAGAACATCATCAAGGATTTCTACAACTCTTCAGTCCAAGACTATGAGATTGCATCCATTGTCGAAACTTCGGTGTTGGAGATTATCACAAAGTAAAAAACGGCCTCGCCCATATCGAAATGACGTGGGCGAGGCACAAACTGCAATATGAAACATGCAAGCTTATTCTCTGGCATAGGCGGAGCGGAACTCGCTGCCACGTGGATGGAATGGCAAAACGTATTCCACTGTGAAATAAATGAGTTCCCACGGAAAGTTTTAGAATACTGGTATCCAAATTCAGTTAGTTATGAAGACATCACGACAACAGACTTTACCTCTTGGCGAGGGAAAGTCGACATCCTCACAGGGGGATTTCCATGCCAACCTTTCTCAATGGCAGGAAAGCGACTTGGAGCAGAAGATGACCGCTACCTCTGGCCACATATGTTGCGAGCAATACGCGAGATACAGCCCACTTGGGTCGTTGGCGAGAACGTTGCTGGGCTCGTCACGATGGTACAGCCCGGCGAGGAGTTTGAAGTGGGTAGTCAAACCTCTCTATTCAATGAGAGTTACCGAACGCGAGAGGAACAACCTTACACAATCGAAGAAATATGCCAAGGTCTTGAACGTGAGGGATATTCAGTCCAACCGTTTGTTATTCCAGCTTGTGCCGTTGGTGCGCCCCACAGGAGGGGCAGAATATGGATTGTTGCCCACCGTACAGACGCAGGGTTTGAAGGTAAACAAGGATGGGAAGTCAATACCGATGAACCTCACGCTCCTGCCGACACCAAATGCAGCGGAGGGCGAAAAATGGACAACGAAGTACAACCCAAACTCGCAGATGGGGAAAGGATTGACGGCAATGGCGTGTTCAGGACTCCTCCCAACGCCAACAGCCAAAGATGGTCAGGGGGGAGCGAACAAACTCACGAACGGGAAGAGGTGCAGGCTAAGCGGGCAAATATTTTCTGCAACGCTGAAAGACCTAGCAGCTGGGAAACTTCTTCCCACCCCGACAGCAATGGACTGCAAAACGGGAACGCCAATGGAAAGCAAAACACACAATCGAGACACGGATTTAAAGCATCTTGTCGCAAGGCGAGCTGGGCAGACTTCCCTACTCAATCCCCTGTTTGTCAGCGAAATGATGGGCTTTCCCTTGGATTGGTTAACATTACCTTTCCAAGATGGCGAGCAGAAAGCGTTAAAGCTCTAGGCAACGCAATAGTGCCGCAAGTGATTTATGAAATATTTAAAGCGATAGAAGAGCATGAACGATAGAGATATACTTCATCAGCAATTAATCACCCTTGGCGACATGATTGGAGATGGCCTGCACCTTGAAAAGGACGGCCGTTGGATTACTCGTGAATACAAGAGGGTACTGAAAGCCTTATACCCAGGAATGTTCCCCAAGAGGAACACCACAGAACGCGATACGGCAATTGTCGAGTGGTGTAAAGATAATCCGTGTAAGGATTGTGGTGGAAAATTCAAGCAAACGCGTAAAGGTTCGATGCGAGTTGTATGCACTGAATGTGGCGTTAAAAGGCAATTGAAAGTAAGAAAACATTCCAATCTTTAACAAAACAGAAAGAATTAACAAATAAAATTATGGAAACAGAAAAAATAAAAGCCTATAAGGGTTTTAACAGCGACCTGACTTGCCGTGACTTCCAATACGAGGTAGGCAAAGAGTATGAACAAAAAGGCAAGATAGAGGTTTGTGAGAATGGTTTTCATGCCTGCGAGAACCCAATGGATGTGTTTGGGTATTACCCTCCAAGCCGAAGCCGATATTGCGAGGTTGAACAGAGCGGGACTATTGACAGAAGTCAAGACAAAATCGCGAGCAGCAAAATTCGCATACAATGCGAGATTGGATTGAGTGGCATAATACATGCTGGGTTAAAATTCATTCTTGACAAGGTTAATTGGAAGGATGACAATGCCACCAACACCGGCAACTGCTCCACTGCCACCAACACAGGCAACT